ATGATTCAGCCGTTGTTGGCGGAAAAGACACGACGCTTGGGGCGTAATCCCATGATCCCAGCCGGATTTGAGGCGGTAATCAGATCCCGGACGGCACCGGAATAATGCCATTGTGGAGAGGTAAAAAAACAATGAATTTTATTTTAGGAGAAAGATCATGGGATTTACAGCATTTGGGGCACAGCAACCGGAACAGAAGCGCGCCTGGCGGAACAAGTCAATCGAGGCGTATCGGGAGAATTTTTTCTGGGACAAATTTCTTGGAACGGGCGACAACTCTATTGTCCAGGTAATCAACGAATTGAAAAGCACAGCCAAGGGTGATCGCGCCATGGTCTCCCTGGTTCAAGATGCGAGATTGACCGGTATCGTCGGCGACAACGATATTGCGGATCGACGCGAGACACTTGAGGCAAACTGGCAAGAGATTCATACCGACCAGTTGCGGAAGAGCTTTTCCACGAAGGGGCGAGTGGACGACCAACAGTCAGTGCTGAATGTGCGGACAGAAATGAAGGAGAAAGGGGCATACTGGCGGGCGGCTATGCAAGAAGAGTTGTTATTTCTGACCGCTTGCGGTATCAGTTACGAATGGAATACCGACGGCTCCACCAGGTCGCTTGGCGGAGAAGACGACCTCCGTACGCTGGAGTTTGCGGCGGATGTTTCTGCCCCTACTAATGGTCGTCATTATAACTTTAACGGGAGTACGTTTTCCCTTGGCAGCACAGCAGCAATCACTGCAACGTTTTTGCCAACTTATGGCATGATTGTTGACGCTGCTGCTGAGGCAAGAACAAAGGGGATTAAACCTTTGCGCGTAGAAGGGATGGATCATTATGTCTATCTCTGCCATCCAAAAACTTTTGCGGCGCTGAAAAAGGACTCATCTTTTCGCGATGCAGTCGTAGGTGCTGGCGAGCGAGGGAAGAAGCATCCGATCTTCACCGGCGGCACCCTCACGATGGACGGCATCATCATCCATACTAACACCAGGGTTTTCAACACTCTGGGGGCGACGTCCGGCGATAAATGGGGGGCAGGTGGGACTGTTAATGGCACCCGCTCATTGCTTCTTGGTTGTCAGGCCATGGCTCTGGCTGATCTGTGGAGTGGCGCTCAATGGGATGAAGAAATCCTGGATGCTGGCGCAAAAAAGGCGGTAACGATTAGCCAGTATATCGGCATGAAGAAGCTGCAATTTAACAGTCGTGTTGATAGCAATACCGTCCAAGATTTCGGGATGCTTTCAATAAATCTCGCGATTTAAAAAACCATTAAGGAGAAAACAAAATGGCGATCACAAAAAATTCCGGCGGCCAGACACTGATTGTCCGGCATGTTGACATCAACTTTTCTGACGTTGCAAGCGGCGTGGCTGCTGAAGCAATAGACATTCCTGCTGGCGCTGTCATCGTAAGCGGCGAACTGTACACCACTACTGCCTGGAACTCAGCCACATCTGATGTGCTGGATGTCGGCGATGCAACCACAGCAAACCGTTACTTGAATGATGGGAGTATCCATGCCATATCCCGTGTGGCGTTAGTGCCAACAGGCTATACGACCAATGGCGATCCGCTGAAGGTAACATGGGTTGGCGTGGGCACCGCGCCGACCGCCGGCGTGGTGAGGCTTATGGTGGCATACTACATCATCGGTCGAGCAGGCCATACTTTCGGATAATAAGACAATAATTAATAACAGCACCTTGGCGTAACAACCAAGGTGTTTCATCCTTTATGGAGGTGAAAATGTTTTTAAAATCATTAAACGGAAAAGATATTCAGGTTGCGCTGTTATCTGGACACTGCACCATTGTCGGGCCGGAAGGCTGCGAAGTGGCACCGATGTTTGTCGCTGAAGCGATGAGGATGGGGTGTGTCACCGCTGACGTGATGGCTGACGATATCCCGAAGGAACTGCCAGTAGTCCCTGATGCCGGGAGGGTTGGCCGGGTTGCTGAGGCTGTAAGAGCAATGCTTGAAGACGGGTGTGAACTGACCGGCACAGGGATGCCACACTTGAAAGAGGTTCAAAAAAATGTGGGCTTCATGGCAACAAAAGAAGAGCTTGTTGCCGCGTGGGGCGTTCTTGAGGCGGAGGCTGCATCATGATTGGTCAAGAAGTTCTCGACGTTGTCTTGTCCCGGTGCGCCGCCAGCGGTGAATACGGGAGCGGCGCACCGTTCGACATTGCGCTGAATACAGCCATCCAGGTTGTCTTTAACCGGCTGTGGGAGCGGAAATCAGATATAGCAATATCTGATTTGAGCGTAATATCCGCGACGGGATCATTCGCGCTGCCTTCGTCTTTTAGAGGTCTGGCCGAACAGCCATATCTTGTCCCTACAACCGGCTCGAATATCCCATTGGCATTGATGCCGCGAGACGCTGAATCCGCACTGACGACGGGCACTCCGGTATATTATCGACTAAGCGGAACAATAATAGATATCTTTCCCTCGACGACCGACTCATACACATTACGGGCCAGGGCGTTCATGGCTCCTCCCGTGCTGACAACAGCATCCACGTTGCCATGGGGTGGCTTGCTGGATAACTTGATTGTCGAGGCGGTGATGGCAGAGACGCTGAAAGGCGGCGCAACATCTATTGTGGCAAACGAGGCGTTCCAGCTCACTATGGACAAAATGCTGGATGTGACGCTGGCAGGGCGGAGTGTTAGGATAATAGCATGTAATACACACCAATTTTAAGGAGCGGTGCTCATGAAAGTTGTCGAGATTATCAGCCGGGCAGGGCGACTGCTCAACGATGAGTTGGATGTCCATTGGACGCGTTTAGAACTACAACAATGGTTGAACGATTCATATACAGCCATCACTGCGATAATCCCCGGCGCAAGCTCCATGCGAGCAACCATGACCTTGACCGCTGGCGCAGCGCAAGCTCCAGGGATACCAGGGCTGATTAGCGTTATAGGGGTGCTCAGAACCACAGCGGCCACATCGACAAAGAAGGCTATTAGCAGCATTAACCGTGCGGTTCTTGACTCACTTGTTCCCGGATGGGAAGCAATGCCGCAATCGGTGGACATAAAGCATTGGGTGCCTGACACCGTGTCTCCAGACAGATTCTCTGTCTACCCTCCAGCCACATCGGCGGCATCCGTGGAGATAGTATATTCATTCGTTCCTATAGCACATGCGCTCTCGGAGGCCGACCTGGGCAACCAGGCTACAGCCGAGCTAACCAGGATCAACGACGTGTTCGTCCCGGCCATTGTGGACTATATCTTGTACCGGGCACATTCTAAGAGCGCCACAGCGGCGGATGCGCAAAAGGCTGCTGGGTACTATACCACTTTTAGGGCTGGGCTTGGCAACAGTGGAGCCGCACCGGCATGAAGTTGGTCGTAATAGAGAACTTCAAGGGCCGCATCCCCCGTGTTGACCCCGAATACTTGCCGACTTCTTGTGGCCAAGTTGCCACTAATTGCAACACTGATACCGGGGCGCTGGCGGCTTACAAAGGAACAACGACAGTCAACACACCGACAAAGGTTGGGGTGAAGAAAACCATTTATAAATGGGGCGGGTTGTACTGGTTCCACTGGATAACGGATGTCAATATCTGCCGTGGCCTGATAGCTGGAGATGCAGCAGAGCGGGTGTATATCACCGGAGATGGCGCGCCCAAGGTAACAGATTCGTCAATCGCCGTAGCGGGTGGGGGGACAGATTACCCGACAAACTATTATGCACTGGGTGTTCCAGCACCTACCAATACCCCGTCTGTAGCGATTGTCGGCGGTAGTGTTGACCCGACCACAGCCGAGTCCAGATCATACGTTTACACTTATGTTAGTATTTTTGGCGAGGAAAGCGCACCGTCTCCAGTGTCCGCCATTGTTAGCCCTGAGCCAACACAAAGCGTTGATATAACAAACCTCGGTGGCGTGCCGACAGGCGCTTACAACATAGTCTATAAGCGTATTTATCGGACTGTTACCGGGGTATCTGGGACATCATTCCGTTATGTCGGCCACATCACTGCGGGCAACGGCTCACTTTCTGACACCGTCCCAACATCAACCGTCGGTAATAACGAGGAAATCCCGTCTACTGACTGGGATGTCCCGCCGACAGGAATGCAAGGGATTGTCAACCACCCATCAGGGTTCCTGGTCGGTTTCTCCGGGAACGAGCTTTGTATCTCCGTTCAATATGTTCCTTCCGCATGGCCGGGAGCCTTCCGGCTTACA